CTGACTATGTTGCTCGTGAAATCCTGGCGACTATTTCCGAAGGATCTATGAATGCAACAAACAATCAGCTTACAGCTTTATTTATCTTTGGACAAGATCCTCGTCCACAAGACAAATTCAATTATGTAGACTTGAGTAAAACATTCCCAGGATACGAATACAAATTCGGTAAATCAACATATCGTGGATTCGAAACTGGTGAAGGTGGATTTGTATATGCCGAGCCTGGTGTATATAAAGACGTTGTGCTTGATGACGTTGAGTCAATGCACCCGAATAGTTTAATCAATATGAATTACTTCGGCCCGTATACTCAACGATATGCTGACTTGCTTAAAGTGCGCGTGTTACTCAAACATAATAAAGTCGATGAAGTTAAAACTATGTTTGACGGTAAATTGGCTCCGTTCGTGGAAAACCCAGAATACCGTAAACCATTGGTATCTGCTTTGAAGATTGCTATCAACTCTGTTTATGGAATGACATCAGCATCGTTTGATAATAAATTCAAGCACAAAGATAACATCGATAATATTGTTGCTAAGCGCGGAGCTTTATTTATGGTCGACCTTAAATTCTATTTGGAAGAACAAGGTTACCAAGTCTGTCATATTAAGACGGACTCAGTTAAAGTTCCACATGGTGATGCGAAAGTTGTTAAGCTTATTGATGAATTTGGTAAGCGTCCAGAGTACAACTATAAATTCGAACATGAGCACACATATAAACGTATGGCGTTAATTAATAACGCAGTGTATATTGCTCAATTGGAAGATGATAGTTGGTCACCGACTGGAGCAGAGTTTGCTAATCCATATTTACTCAAACGGGTTTGGACAAAAGAAGAATTGACCGATCAAGATTTCTTTATCACTAAGCAATCCAAAGGTCATATTTATCTTGGAGACGAATTCGTTGGTAAGGTCGCGTCTATTTACGCATCTAAGACAGGATCTGAATGTCTGTGGACAGAAGATAATGAGAATTTCAAATCTGTCACTGGAACAAAAGGATTCAAATTCAAACAAACGTCGGAATTTGATTATGAAGATATCGATTTCGACTACTATGATAAAATTGCTATCGCTGGTTTGAAGAAAATTATGAAAGTTGGAGACATCAACGCGATTGTTGACGAAATGCCTAAAGATTATATCGAACCACTCGGACTAAATAAAGAACAACCCGAAGAATTGGCTGCCTAACTTTTTGGGCAGTCGCTCGGGGTTTGTAAAAACTTCGCAGAAATTACATGGCACATAATAGAAAGGAACAAGAAAATTCAACGATTTTCGCGCTCCTTTTATTTTTTGTTGCAATTTGTCAATCACGTCAAAATAGAAAGGGACATTATCATGACAAAATTATTACAAGCTTCTAATCACCAAATTATCCTCGAAGATGTTGAGTTTGCCTTTAAACCAAACTTCGAAGGACGAGAAGAACGATTTAATCGTGCGGGCGATCGTTATTTCAATGTTGTTGTGTCTGAAGAAGACGCTCAAATCCTCGCCGAACAGTATGGTGTTAATATTAAAGTATGGGAACCAAAAGCTCGGGATGACGAAATGGCTAAAAAGATGGACGAGAATCCTGACATGTATGAGCCTTTCCATTATTTTAAAGTTAAGGTCTATACTAAATTCTCTATTCCATCTATCGCACTCATTTTTGATGATGAAGAAGGAGTAAGTGATATTGATGTTCCTCTAGGAGCTCAAGATCGTCAGTTCTTGACAGAAGATCAATTTAAATTGATTGATGAGATGGAAATGTCGTGCGTCGATATGACTATCCGTCGTCGCGAACCAAGTGCCGAAGGGACTTACGCTCGTCTTGATTTGAAGAATGCGTATATTCACGTAGCTCCAAATCCACTTGAACGTAAGTATGGTTATTAATGATTGAGTTATATGACTATCAACGAAAGGCGGTTGATAGACTTCATAACGGTTCTGTATTGTGCGGAAAGGTCGGCTCAGGGAAATCCTTGACCGGCCTATTTTATTATATGGAGAACCATATAGACAAACCACTCTATATCATCACGGTCGCCAAGAAAAGGAATGACCGAGAATGGCATAGAGATTTCGAAGCCTTAGGAATTGATGGCGTTGTTGATTCCTGGAACAATATCGAAAAGTATACTGATGTAAAAGATGCATTCTTTATATTTGACGAACAACGCGCAATCGGTTATGGTAAATGGGGTTTAGCATTTATACATATTGCTCGTAAGAACAATTGGATTATGTTAACTGCCACGCCTGGTGATGTTTGGATGGATTGGATGTGTATTTTCATAGCCAATAATTTCTATCGAAACAAAACTGATTTTGTGGACCAGCATGTGGAGTACAATCCATATTCTAAGTTTCCTCAGATCAGACGATATCACAAGACCGATAAACTAGAAAGGTTCCGACGTTATTTGGCTGTTCCTATGCAAGATTTTAGGACAACCATTTTACATCGTAAGTATATTAATGCCGACTTTGACAAAGAACTATATCAGTCTGTTGTTAAGAGTAGGTTTAATCCATATACTGAAGAACCTATTATGAACGCATCGGAATTCACACAAGTGCTTAGACGTATTGTAAATACAAGTGAGCGCCGTAGAATTCATGCGAAACAAGAGATCATGACTCGTGATAGAGTTATTGTCTTTTATAACTACACCTACGAGCTTGATATTCTCAAAGAGATTTGTCAAGAATTAGATAGGGCATATTATCAATGGAACGGTCAAAAGCATGAAGCTATCCCAGACGCTGAAACCTGGGTATATCTTGTGCAATACACGGCCGGAGCCGAGGGATGGAACTGCATTACTACTGATACGATTTTATTCTACTCGCTTAACTATTCTTACCGAATAATGGAGCAATCGGAAGGACGAATTAACCGAGTGAATACCTCCTTTAAAGATTTGTACTACGTTTACTTGAAATCCCCGGCTTCTATTGATGATGCTATCGAACGCTCCATTCGAAGCAAAAAGAAATTTAATGAAAGGAATTGGGTTGAGAAAACATGTCCAAATTGGAACGAGATTTCCAAAAGCAATTGATTAAAGATATTAAGACAAGAATCCCTGAAGCTATTGTTAAGAAGAACGATCCTAACTATATTCAAGGCATTCCTGACTTGTCAGTAGACGTTGGCCCATATTCCTATCATTTGGAAGTTAAGAAATCGGCCAAGGCCCCATTTCGACCAAACCAAGAGTATTATTTAAATCATTATAATACAAATGGCGGATGGGCCCGAACCATTTATCCAGAGAATAAGGAGGAAGTACTCAATGAAATGGAACAGACATCCAGAGTACGAGGGTCGTCACTCATTTCTCAGCGCTAGTCAGTGCCACTGGTTAAATTATACGCCAGATAAGATAATTAGCAGATTCGAAAACGAACAAGCTAAACAACGAGGCACTGAGTTGCATGAGTTTGCTAGTGAAGCAATTCGACACAAAATTAAATTACTGCCAGGTCATACTCACCCAGCGGTTGCTAATTTTGTAAATGACGCAATTGGTTATCATATGGATAGTGAAGTACTCTTATTTTACAGTCCATATGCATTTGGTACTGCCGATGCTATTCGTTATGATCCTCCTAAGAAAGATAATCCTCGTGGATTTCTTAGAATTCATGATTTGAAGACAGGTGTTACCAAACCTAAAATGGAGCAGCTATTAGTTTATGCTGCTTATTTCTGCTTGGAGTATGGTGTCAAGCCCGAGAAGACGGATTTCGAACTCCGTATTTATCAAGGCAATGACATCAAGACTTATATTCCTGAAGCAGAAGATGTGTATGACGTATATCATACAATTAAAGAGTTCTCGGGAATTCTTGAAAGTAAACCTAGATAGAAAGGATATTATTGATGAACTTGGAAGAAGCATATAATGATATGCTCGAACATAGAGGAACCCCGCACCAAGGTAGTATTCCACATAGTGGACGATACGCTTGGGGATCTGGCGAGAATTCATTTCAGCGGGCTACTTCATGGTCCGACAGAGTTGTTAAATACAGGCGATCGGGATTGTCCGATACGCAAATTGCGATGAAGCTTGGTATTACAACTACTGAGTTCCGTAAACGGAATAATATTGCTAAGCATGAGATTCGATTACATAATATTAGTCGAATCCAAGAACTTGCCGATCAAGGTTTAGGATCTATCGAGATATCTCGTAGGACTGGTATTCCTGAATCAACTGTTCGTATGAATTTGGATGCGAAAGTACGTAATAATGTAAATCGCATGGAACAAATTAAGACTGATATTAAAGGTCTTATTGAAAAGAATCCATATCTGGACGTTGGTTTAGGTTCTGCACAACAACTCGGTGTGAACGAAAGTACTCTTAAACGTGCTGTACAACAATTGGAATCCGAAGGATATCACAAACATACAGTATATGTTAAGAATGCTACAAACGATGATCACTGGGTTGAAATGAAAGTGTTGACTAAGGAAGCTGATCCTGCTGTTGTTCGTGAACACAAGCATGAGATTACGCCTCCTCATATTCACACTGACGCCGATGGTAAATCCTCACTAGGATTGAAACCTATTCAACATATTGATTGGAAACGTGTAGGTATTCGATATGATGAACAAGGTGGTACGGATAAAGATGGTGTTATGGAATTACGTCCAGGAGTAAAAGACTTGGACTTAGGTAAATCCAGATACGCTCAGGTTCGTATTGGTGTAAACGGAACGCATTATTTAAAAGGTATGGCTGTTTATGGAGATCCAAAAGACTTCCCTAAAGGTGTCGATGTTATTTTCAACACTAACAAGAAGCAAGGAACTCCTAAAGAAAAAGTTCTTAAACCTTTAAAAGATGATCCAGATAATCCATTTGGTGCAACGATCAAGAAACAAGCTGGAGCTATTAATAAAGTTAATGAGGAAGGCGATTGGAATTCTTGGTCGAAAACATTATCTTCTCAATTCTTATCTAAACAACCACCAGCTTTGGTTAAAGGTCGTATTGAAAAGACATACGATAAATTAAAGAAAGAGTTTGAAGAGATAAACGCCTTAACAAATCCAGTAGTCAAGAAAGTTATGATGCAGGATTTTGTTGATGGCCTCACTGTTAAACGACAACATCTTAAAATGGTTGGGTTTGACAGAATGAAAGGACAAGTATTATTACCTTTATCTGGTATTAAAGCTAATGAAGTATATGCTCCTAACTTTAAGAATGGAGAAAAGGTTGTACTTGTTCGTTATCCTCATGGTGGTATTTTCGAGTTACCAGAATTAACTGTTAATAATAAACTTGATAAAGGTCCGGCTAAATTCATGAAGGGTGCAAAAGATGCAATCGGTATTGATTCGTCTGTCGCATCTAAATTATCTGGTGCCGATTTCGATGGCGACTCAGTTATGGTTATTCCTAACAACAATAATGGAATTAAAACTAGTCGATCTTTAAAAGAATTAAAGAACTTCGATTCGAAAAGTTATTATACTCCTAAGCCACCAAAGATTGATACGCAAAAACAAATGGGTGTTGTGTCGAATCTTATTACCGATATGACTCTTAAAGGTGCATCTCAATCTGAAATTGCTAGAGCTGTTAAACATTCAATGGTTGTTATTGATGCTGAAAAACATAGCTTAGATTATAAACGTTCTGAAAGAGAGAATAATATTGATCAGCTTAAAAAGAAATATCAAGAACACTATGATGTTGTAACAGGAAAGATATCTAGCGGAGCATCAACTCTTATTTCTAGATCGAAGACCGACTATCGAGAGACCGAGTCTTGGTACAAGGAAAGAACTGCTGAGGAACTAGCTGCTAATCCTAGACTAGCTCCAAAAATAAAGAAAACTAAAACTATTTCTTTTACACCAAATGTTGATATGGTAGATGACGCCAAGAAACTAGGTTCTGGTACAGCTATCGAGAACATGTATGGTGATTACATCAACGCTCTTGGTAAGATGCGTACAAAAGGTGAATCTATTATTAGTAAGACTCCTAACATGACCATGTCTAAGGACGCTAAAGTCAAGTACAAGACACAAGTTGAGTCTCTACAGAAGAAGCTTAATGACGCCTTGTACAACTCTCCTAGAGAACGTCAAGCTCAGCTCATGGCTAACAAGACTATTGCTGAGAAACGTACTCCTGACATGAGTAAAGACCAACTCAAGAAGCTTAAACAACAGGCTATTGCAGCAGCTCGCGTTAAGACTGGTGCTGATGGTAAGTCTACACGCATCTCTATTGACGATGATGAGTGGAAAGCTATTCAATCTGGGGCTGTCTCTAGTAAGATGCTAACTGATGTACTACGATTCGCTGATAGTGATCGTGTCAAACAGCTTGCTACACCACGTCCAGAGAAGTCTATCAGCTTAGCTACTGCTAGCCGTGCTAAGACTATGCTTAAGAACGGCCACACCTATGCAGAAGTAGCTGATGCTTTGGGTATCAGTGTCTCTACTGTACAGGATCTATCATAGAAAGGAGGCCAATGTATGACATACACTACACAACCATTAGAGCATGTGGACTCTACTGAGCTCATGCCTGATGCTATGGCTGACGATCAAGTGACTGATGCTGAGTACGAACGTGAGACAACTGTCGATGCTATGCTAACAACATACGACAACCCTTACAACCCTTACGACAACTACGATGCATGGTGGCAATGGGACAAAGACAATGGTTACAACACACCAGAACTGTTAGCAATGGTTCTTGGTGACACATCAGATGTACTTGATGCTGTTGAGGAAGCTCAACGAACAGCAGTGGCCATGAACTGGATCATCGATGAAGGTCCAATTGAAGGTGTTTGGACAACAATTAAAAAGAATGTTTCAACACCCATTCGTCTTCCGACAACGCAGTCCGGAATCGTGACATTCGAAAGTGAATAAAATCAAATACTTCGAGTGACACCCCCAAGGGGAGGGTCGCACAAACTACCCACCCCTCTGCATCGCCGCACCACTCTAAAATTTCCCCGGAGTGGTTTTCAAACCTAAAACTGGGTTTGAAGTATAGGGTAACTATTATGGAAAGAGAGGTAAGTATGCACGCTGAAGTACAAGACCACTTCACAGGTCTACTAAAGTGGCTGCTATCTCCTGAAGTTCTGTCACAGATTGGACTATACTTCGGTATTGGAGCATCCATTATCGGTTTTTCTACAAGAGCCTTTAAAAAGCTATGGGCAAGATTGGAGGCTAAGCAGAATGAAGAGATCGAAGGGATCAAAAATTCTATTAGAGCATTGACCATAAGCGTCGATGAGATGCGAAAGACGCAAGAACTGGACTTTCTGCGATTACAAATAATTACAGGGATCCATTCTGGGCGTCTATCCAATAACGAGATACTAATGATGTATGATACCTACTCGCAAAAGGGTGGTAACTCATATGTCAGTCGTATAGTTAACGATTATGTTGACGAGAATAATATCAAGGAAGAAGGAAAACGCAATGCTAGAAAACGTAATTAATTTGTTGGTCGCACTTAGTGTACTATTACCAATCGTAATCGAGTTGGTTAAATACATTGGAGCGTTGACTAACAACAAGAAAGTTTTGACTCTTGCGGAACGTGCGATGATTATCGTTTCTTCACTTGATTCCTTAGGTATCGCGAACGAAGCTAAGAAACAAGAAGCTCTCGGCAAACTTACAAGCTTTGCTAACGAGGTTGGTATCAATTTATCAATCACACAAGCAGAGGATTATGTTGAGAGCGCTGTCCAAGCTTTGCGCAGACTTCAGGGTGAAGTGAAGCCAAAATCGGAGGTGTCTAACAATGCCCCGAAGAAGAAATGAAACGGACGACATCCGTCAAGCTTTAACTCCAGAAGGAAGAATGCTAAAGCTAACAAAAAAGGCATTCGATCTGGCAGAAAGACAACTCGACGATGGTACTATCGCGCCAAGTACGTTAAACGCGTTACTCAAGTACGGTACTGTCGAGAATGAACTCCAGTTGGAGAGTTTGAGAACGAAGAACAAACTAGATAGTTCTCGTGTCTCATTAATTGATAGCGAAGTAAAAGGAAAGGGTGATAGCCAGGAAGTTATAAATGCTATCCGTGGTTATATGCCGTCAGAGGAATTGTGATGAGTGATAGAAGTATGTTTGAAGATCTTTCTTACAAGAAACTATTAACCTTAGACAGCTTTGGAGATCGACTCAATTACCTATCGTTATTCAAACGTGGGTATAGATCACCAAGACACATGTCAAATCCATTCTACAAGTCTCGGATTTGGCGTGATCTACGAGAAGAAATCATAGCACGAGATCTAGGATACGATCTTGGAGTACCCGGTATTCAAATACCAAGGAAGGAAGATATTATCGTCCACCATATGATTCCTATTGAGGAAGACGACATATTGGAATGGCGAGAAGATATCTTACTCAACCCTGATTTTCTAATAACAACTTCTAGAACCACCCATAACATAATCCACTACGGCGATAGATCCCAATCTGTACTTATCGAACGCCAACCAGGAGATACTAAATTATGGTGAGGTAAGTATATGTCTAAAATTTTAGACGATGTTAAAACAACATTGGATTTTGCCTCCGAAGAAGATACAGGATTCGACTCTAGATTACTTCTAGAGATCGATGGAGCATTAGGTACATTATCACAACTTACAAATGTCCATCCCGAAGTTGAAGTAACAAAAGAAACCGAATGGGATCAACTGTTACATTCTTCAGACAAACATTTATTGAGATTAGTTAAGCAATTTATCTACATCTCTGTGAGACTTGTATTCGATCCTCCCGCAGGTTCTGTATTAACAACCTTAACGACCAGTCTAAACAACTTGTCGCATAGGATTATTATTCAGAAGGAGGTATACAATGCAAAACCAGAATGAATTGGTTTCAGTAGATTCTTCTTCAGATTTTATCGAACACTTTGGTGTAAAAGGTATGAAATGGGGCTTTAGAAAACGTCGAAATGCTAAAGCTAGTGCTCGACGTCGAGCAAAAAACTCGGCTAAGACCCATGCAAAATGGAAAAAGAAATATCAGAACCGATCATCTATGACCGACAAAGATATTCGTAGAGCAACTGAAAGATTGCGGTTAGAAAACGACTTTGCAGAACAAATCAAACGTAGCAGACAAGTTACTATGAAACCTGCTAATAAAGACAGCTTCTTCCGTGATATCGCTAAGTCTGTTGCTGGTTCCGCTACTCAAAGTACTGTTAAGAAATCCATTGATTATGGATTTAAGAACGTTGTAGGTAAATAGAAGAATTAGTAAAGGGAGTTAATTTTTGGTACTTTCGAACAAAGCATATCCGGAAGAGTATATGAAGTTTAAGGAGCAAGTTCTTAGAGGTGAAATTCCGGTCAATCGGATGGTATCACTGGAAATGAACCGTATCGATTTCTTAATCGAGTCACCGGATTATTACTATGATAGTAAAGCGATTGAGGGCTTTGTAAGATTTTGCGAAAATGAAATGACCCTCACCGACGGTAGTGACGTAACTCTTCTGCCGTCGTTTAAACTATGGGCCGAATGTGCCCTCGCATGGTTTTACATCTCAGAAGACAAAGTTTACAATCCTAAACTTGGTAAATGGGAGATAAAATCAAAATTTAAGCGACTTGTCAATAAACAATTTCTAATTGTCGGACGGGGAGCCGCGAAGTCAATGTATTCTACGTACATGCAAGCTTACATGTTACTGATAGATACGGCAACAACACACCAAATCGTCTGTGCCCCTACAATGAAACAGGCCGAGGAAATTATGGGTCCATTTAGAACGGCCTTGAGTCGAGCTAAGGGTCCAATGATTCGGTATATGGTTCAAGGATCTAAGATGACTGGAAATCTTACCCAGAAACAGTTGCTAGCATCAACCAAGAAAGGTGTGGAGAACTTCGCAACAAACAGTTTGTTAGAGATTCGCCCAATGTCGGTCGATAAACTTCAAGGATTACGTTGTAAGTATGCAGCGGTTGACGAATGGCTATCCGGAGAAGTTCGAGATAATGTTATCGGTGCGATTGAGCAGGGTGCATCTAAGAATGACAACTACCTAATCATAGCTACGTCGTCCGAAGGTACGGCCCGGGACGGTGTTGGTGATACAATCAAAATGGAGCTAACTGACATACTAGAAGGACGGTATTTCAACCCTCACGTATCGATCTGGTACTACAGACTTGATGACGTTCGTGAGGTGGCACACCCAGAAACATGGCTTAAGGCCAATCCGAACCTGGGAGCAACCGTTAGCTATGAGACTTATCGACGAGAAGTAGAACGAGCAGAGACTCAACCATCGACTCGTGCCGATACTCTTGCTAAACGTTTTGGAATACCGGTTGAGGGTTATACTTACTTCTTCGTTTACGAAGAGACTATTCCTCATAGACCTCAAAACTTCGATGGACTGGAATGCGCAATGGGAGGAGACCTTTCGCAAGGTGATGACTTCTGTGCGTTTACATTCTTATTCCCATTGGGCCGTGGTAGATTTGGTGTTAAGACCAGATCCTATGTATGTGAGTCCAAGCTTAAGAAATTGACTTCTGCAATGCGCAATAAGTACGACACTTTCATTGACGAAGGTACACTTATTGTCATGCCGGACGTTGTATTAGATATGAATAAGGTATACGACGATCTAACAAACTTTATTTATAGACATAACTACGTTGTTTACTCATTTGGTTTCGACCCATATAATGCTCGAGAATTTGTTGAGCGTTGGTCTAGAGATAACGGTGAGTATGGCGTAGAAAAGATTATCCAAGGATCTCGTACAGAATCTGTACCTATGGGCGAGTTGAAGAACTTGGCTATGGAACGTCAATTAATATTTGACGAAGAGCTAATGAAGTTTGCAATGGGTAATGCTGTTGCTATTCAGGATAATAACGGTAACTACAAGTTATCAAAACGAAGATCTGATGAAAAGATCGATAACGTAGCCGCATTGATCGACGCATGGGTAGCGTTTAAACGCAACATGGATCTATACGCGGCTTAGAGAGGCCAATATGAGTATTTTTACCGATGGATTGACTCATGCTTGGGCTATGTTTTCACGAACACAATCCTCCTCAAATCTTGTTGAGACAGACGAACCATTTCAATTGTCTTTGGAACCCCGTGCATTGAGTCCTAACACTTCTATTCCGGGTCGTTCCTTTAGTCGTTCGTCGATTGCATCAATGATCTTTAACCGTATTGCTATGGATGCTGCTATGGTTAAATTCCAACACGTCAAGTTAGATCCCGATGGTGAAAACCAGGAGGTTCAAAAGAACTCGGCGCTTCAGAGACTATTTGATGTCGAAATGAACCTCGACCAATCTTCAACAGACTTCTTCCACGATTTAGTATATTCACTATTTGACGATGGAGTAGTCGCAGCAGTCCCATTGGAAGCAACCGTAGATCCATCTAAATCTGATTCGTATGATATTAAGTCAATGCGTGTCGGTAAGATTCTAGAATGGTATCCAACAAAGATACGTGTTAAAATTTATAACGAGGAAAAAGGAAACTTCTCCGAAATTATTGTACCAAAGAAAATGTGTGCGATTATTGAGAATCCTTTGGCAAACATCGTAGGTTCTGAAAACCCAACGATGGCTCGTTTATTACAGAAGTTAGCTGTTTTAGATGCTCATGACCGAGAGGCTATTGCTAATAAATGGAACATGATTCTACAATTACCAGTGCCTGTCCGTAATGACATCAAGCGTAAAGAAGCCGACGCTCGTATTCAAGATATTGAAGAACAGCTATCGAAATCTTCAACTGGTATTGCATATGTTGCAGCCGACGAAAAGATTACTCAGTTAAATAGACCAATCAACACCAACCTTATGGAAGAGATTAAATACTTAACTGAAGAATTACTTTCACAAATTGGTTTGACCAAAGCCGTATTTGACGGTACCGCTAATGCTGAACAAATGCAAAACTATTATACACGTACGATTGATCCGATTGTTACGCGTATTCAAGAAGAGTTCCAACGAAAATTTATCACAAAGACTGGGTATACGCAAGGACACCGGATTGTTACTTATAACGATCCATTCAAGCTTGTTCCGACAAGTCAGCTTGCGACAATTGGTGATTCATTGCTTCGTAACCGTATTCTTACCTCAAATGAGTTTCGTGCGGTTATCGGTTATGGTCCGATTGCGGATCCTATGGCCGATCAATTGTATAATCCAAACATTGCTGATAATAATCAAGATGTTTCTGTACCTGGGTCGGTCGCGTCCCCTGAAGAAGGTCAAGGTATGGATCCCTCACAAATGGATCCTGACGGCTATCAACAATACCTAGACTACATTCAAAATGGCGGCGAATAATTGATGGAGGTTAATCGTATAATGGGAAAACATCCTAAGTATGATTTCGCGGGTTACGTAACCCGAAATGACATGCGTTGTACAGACGGTGTCACCATCCGTCATGGAGCCTTCAGAGAAAATGATGGTAAGCGAGTACCTCTGGTTTGGTCACACGACCCGAGCACTCCAGAAAACATCATTGGACATGTTGAGCTACAACATGCGGATGAAGGTGTTTACGGCCGAGGATATTTCAACAATAGCCAGAAGGCCCAAAACGCCAAGGAACTTGTACAACATGGTGATATCATGCATATGTCTATTGGGGCTAACCGTATTAAGCGGACTCCAGCAAATGACGTAATTCATGGTAACATCTATGAAGTATCGCTAGTGCTCGCAGGAGCAAATCCTGGAGCAGTCATCACTGAAGTGTTACAGCACTCAGAGAACCCAGACGAAGGAGAAGTTATTTTAATGGAAAGTAACGAACTTATTCACTCAGCAAGCGACGTCTTGGTTGGTAATGATCGTGTAAGTCTATTCGATCGCATCCAGCACGCCGACGAAGGAACTGAGAGCGAAGTTCTTGATGAAGTTTTAGGAACTTTGAACGAAGACCAACAAGAAGCAGTAGCTATCTTGACTGAAGCTGCAGCAAATGCTGCCCTCGAAGCACATGAAGCATCTGTTGCCGAAGAATTTGATGACGCAGTAGACGCTCGTGTTGACGAAATTCTTGAAGAAATCGCAGCAGAAGCTGACGAAGAAGATGACGATGATGAAATCGAACAATCTGACAATGGAGGAACTTTGATGCACTACAACGCATTTGAACAAAACACAAACAACAATGAAGAGATCCGTCACTCGTTGACTGAAGCAATGCAAACTGCCCAAAGCCGTGGTCTCAAACTAAGTAACATTCTTGCTGAACTTGATGGTGGAGATGTTCTCAAACACTCAATGAACAACATCGACAAGTTGTTCCCTGACCACCAACTTCAAGGTGGAGTGCAAGTAATCTACTCACCAAACACTGCGACAGAACATATCTTGTCTCGTGTAACTAAAGTGCCTACAGCATTTGTTAAGTCTATCATGACTGACTTGTCTGACCTTACTGACGAACAACTTCGTGCGAAAGGTTACATCAAAGGAACTGAAAAGAAAGAACAAATCATTTCGTTCCTTTCTCGTAAAACAGACCCACAAACAATCTATAAAAAACAATCGATTGACCGTGACGATGCTATCGATATCGGCCAACAATTGAACGTTGCAGCATTCTTCAACCAAGAAATGCGCATTAAGTTGAACGACGAAATTGCACAAGCAATCTTGGTATCTGACGGACGTGCTACTGGTGACGCTGCTAAGATCAAAGAAGATAAGATCCGCCCTATCACTAAGGACGAAGAATTCTACACAATCAAAGCTGACTACAACCCAGACATGCTTCTTGACTTGTTCGAAACTGTTGCAACTGAGAAAACTAAGATGCTTGGTTCAGGAACTCCATCACTTTATGTGAATCCTTTGTTCTTGACTAAACTTCGTTTCCTCCGCAACAAGAACGAACAATGGGTATTCGGCGGACAACAACCTGCTACTAAAGAATATCTTGCATCATTGTTTGGTGTTGCTGAAATCGTTGAAACTAACTTCTTGAAACCTGACGAAATGATCATGGTTAACCTTGCTGACTACCAAATCGGTACTAACAAGGGTGGTGAAGTTAATACATTCGAACACTTCGATATCGACTATAACAAACAGAAATACTTGATTGAAACTCGTCTTTCAGGTGCTCTTGTTCGTGCTAAAGCTGCGGTTTACTTCAAACCTAAAGCTAAAGGCGCTCGTGCTGAAGCAGCTGCTACTAGCGGAGAAACTGCTCGAGTAGGTGGATAATGAAATACTATGGTAATGCTGGTTTTCGATTGAAGGATGTTGAAGTCGAACCAGATGTTTATGAACCAAAATTGGTTGTTAAACGAGTGCGCGGAGATGTGATCAGTTCTAGATACCGACGCGATCAAAATGGCGACAAATCTACTATTGATAACATCCGCATTACCAACCAAATTTCATTAGTTGCTGACCAATTCTTTATGAAGCACATTTCGAATTTGCTTTATATGGAATACCAAGGGGTGAAATGGAAAGTCGAAAGTTTCGATGTAAGTAGAGCCCCTAGAGTTATCGTGGATTTAGGAGGAGTTTATAATGAGCAAGAGAATGCTTATCCGGGACGTTCTGACCAAAGCGATTCAGAAGTCTAAAGAGGATTATAAACTCTTTTATAATCCCGTCGGTAACACAAATCTCAGCTATCCTTGTATTCTGTACAAGCGATCTGCTGTAAGACAACGACATGCTGACAATATTCGATATCACACTCATGAGAGTTATCAGATTACGGTTATTGACAAACGTGTCGAGTCACCTGTTATTGACGTTCTTCTCGAGGAACAATACTGCGTCTACGAGAATGAATTCATAGTCGATAATATGCATCACACAATTTTAAAGATTAACACAGGAGGATTAGCTAATGGCTAAACTTAAGTTTGACGAACTTGGAAAACGTTTTTATGAAACTGGTGTGTCCGAAGCGGTATTGTTCCCACAAGATCCATCAGGTACATATCCTAAAGGTATCGCTTGGAACGGTATCACTGCTGCTAACGAATCTCCTTCAGGAGCTGAAGCAAATGACCAATACGCAGACAACATCAAATACTTGTCTCTTACTGGTGCTGAAAACTTTGAAGGTACTATCGAAGCGTTCACCTCTCCAGAAGAGTTTGACGAATGTGATGGTATGAAAGAAATCGTTAAAGGTGCTGTTGCTCACCAACAAAACCGCCGTCCATTTGGTTTCGCATTCAAATCTATCCTTGGTAACGATACCAAAGGTAACGAATACGGATTCAAACTTCACTTGTGGTATGGATGTAAAGCTGCTCCATCAGAACGTTCACACGCTACTGTTAACGACAGCCCAGAACCACAAAACCCATCATGGTCAATTTCTTCAACTCCAGTAGTTGTACCTGGCCACAAACCAACTTCAGTAATCACAATCGATTCTACTAAAGCAGATCCAACAAAACTCCAAAAAGTATTGGATGCTGTTTATGGAACTGATACTACAGAAGCATATCTTCCATCACCAGAAAAAGTAATCGAATTGCTTACTTAATAGGATTAAATAAAAGGAGGTATTTACTCATATGTTAAAACAAAACGTTAAATATTTGGACTTCGATGGTATCGAACAAAACGAAACACTGTACTTCAATCTTAACCGTATGGAATTGATCGCTCTTCAAGCCCGCTATGGGAAAGACGACATGGCGAAGTATATTGAAAAAGTAGTAGCAGAAGAAGACTATCAAAAGATGTATGATCTATTGAAAGATATCGTTCTTACTTCTTATGGTGTTCGTTCAGAAGATGGTAAACGCTTTATCAAGAATAATCAAATTCGTGAAGAGTTTGAAACATCTCTTGCTTACGAAGCGTTGATCGAAGACTTCCATGACGATGAAGGAGCTACCCTTAACAATTTCATCACTGGAATTACTTCTCATATTCGTGGACTTAAAGAATCAGCAGCTGCTAATGTAGCACAATAATTTGGAACGGGCGGTATTTTTTACCGCTCTTCCTTTTTTATTAAAATTTTTTGAGGTGTGAGTATCATGGGATCAGAGTATCTTACAATAAAAACGGAAGATGTAGACTTTTGGGATGATGAAAAGAATGAGTTTATAACCGAAGAAGGATCTGTATATACTTTTAGATACACTCTTAGAAATCTCGATAGATGGGAAACGAAACACGAAAAACGTTTCATAGATAATTCTGATGAGATTAGTGACGAAGAGATTCTAGATTTCGTAGTTATTATGTGCGATCAGGAATTAGATATAAGTAAACTTTCACAAAAAGATCTAAAGACCATCATCGATTATATGGGTCATACACCTTCAGCAACATCTATGCCAAAACAAACTGGTAGTGCTAAACCGGTAGCCCAAAGAAAGAAGATATTTACATCTGAGATAATTTATGCTCATATGGCGCTAAATCATATTCCGTTCGATTGGCAAGACAGAAACTTAAATAAACTTATAGTATTGTTGAATAGTGTAGCCTCTCTACAAGAACCTCCTAAGAAGATGACAAAAGCAGAAGCTATGGCGGAACAGAGAGCTATAATTATGCAACGAAGAGCAGAAGCCAAAGAAAGGAGAAAAATTAATGGATGATTTCATCATTCATTCTGACGATGTCATCGAACACTTCGGCGTCAAAGGAATGAAATGGGGTAAACGACTACGAGATAATCACGTACGGAATCTCGAATACAAGTATCGAAAACTTGGTTACAATGAAGACGAAGTTAAAAGTAAAGTTGATAAACGTCTTCGAAACGAAAAGATCGCTTTGGCTGCAGCCGGAGCTGTCGGTATTGCGGTCGTTGGTCATAAACTCAAGAACAAGATCCAAGACGATTATATTGGTAGAACCATAAAAGAAGGTAAAACTTTTGACTCGGTTAACGCTGCTTCTAAAATCGATACTTCTCGTCCAGTTTATGGCGCCTATCGTAAAATGGACAAAATGAAATACCGAGGTATATATGGTAATGAACGTGCCATGAAACGTAGCGTGTATGGTAATGATTTTGGTCTCGGGGATCGAGATAACATATATACTTTTAAAGCAGCTAAGAATGTTAAGATAGCGCCAAATAGAGTTGCCAGAAAAACATTTAAGAAATTATATAAAGAGGATGCAGATTTTAGACAAGCTGCAGATCACCTAGATGAATTTTTCAATAAATCCAAAAATAAGTATAACAACTTTAATGTTGGTTTAGTTTCCAGGGGAGAGTATAAATACATAGATAGAAACATTGATAAATTCTATTCTGAATTGAAGAAAAAAGGATTTAGTGGTGTTATGGATATGAACGACAAAAAGTATAGTGGGTATAGATCAAAGAACCCTACGATATTTTTCGATCATAGTAAACTTAATATTTCTGGTAAGAAAGTTCTAACTGACGAACAGATTAAAAAAGATTTCGCTAAGGCGATGCCTGTTGCTCTTGGACAGAATGCTGTTAACAGTAAGAAATTTATGGGCGCGGTAACTGCGATTGGCGGAGGATTAGCCTATAAGAAACATAGGGAAAATAATGAACTTCGTGAAAGGGACGAAGCTTACAACAAGAAATACCGTAGGAAGAATAAATAATGAATTTTTCAGTTAGTGGAGATTTTAACAATCTCGAACGATATCTTAAGAAAGATAGACATATCACTTTAGATTCATTAGGGAAGGCTATTGTCGAAGCCCTCAGAGGCGCTACGCCATCTAAATCTGGCAAAACTGCAAATTCGTGGGGTTACAGAATTAACAAAACTGGTCGTGGTGAAGAATTGGAGATATTTAACACCAACATAAACAAAGGTGTTAATATTGCTATCATCATTCACTATGGTCACGGTACGGGTACAGGAGGATACGTTCCTCCGCATCCGTATATAATTGAAGCTATCGATTCGGCATACAAATCTGTAATCGATAAAGTTTTAAAAGATTACTTAAAATAGGAGATATAAATGGCAGGATACGTTGATGAGAAAGTCGCCAAGGTAACCCTGGATAATAAGGGATTTACCAAGAATGCGCAAGATACTATTTCTGCTCTCGATAAGCTAAAATCAGCCTTTACAAAAGTTAATGGAGGTAATGCTTCCAAGAACATTGCTAAAGAGATGAACGCTATTCCTGATGCAGTATCAAAATCAACAGCAAAATCCCAAGGTTTATTGTCTCGTCTTAAGAATGTATTTAGCAGAAGTACTGACAACATCAACATGTCAGGAGCTGCTAGATCCATCGATCAAATGAATACTGATGTTGCAGATAGAACATCTAAGACTTCTAGTATTTTATCTCGATTGAAGGGTATATTCCAAAAGGCGGATAACCACCAGGGGTTCACAAATTCAATTAGGTCTATCGATGGACTTAATGCAAAAGCATCCGGTATCAATCTAAACCCACTTACCGGAGCATTTTCTAGAGCTGCGGACTCCGTAAAAGGATCCCTTAATGCTATGGATGTTGCAATGGGAATTGTCATGGGTAACATGATGCAGAAAGCTATCAGTTTCGGATCTAAGTTCTTCAAGGGACCAATGGACGGTCTCAATGAGTACAATGAGAAACTTGGTTCTGTACAGACAATCATGACAAATACGGAGTGGGAGATACCAGATCAATCCACTCGTATGCGTAAGACTTCTAAGACATTAGAAGACCTCAATGAGTACGCGGATAAAACCATTTACTCATTTAAAGATATGACTAAGAACATCGGTACGTTTACAGCGGCCGGTGTAGGCCTAGAAGATTCGGCCACTGCGATCAAAGGTATTTCCAACTTGGCCGCAGCATCTGGATCAAACACCCAACAAGCATCAATGGCGATGTACCAATTGTCTCAAGCATTGGCTTCAGGTAGAGTGGGTCTTCAGGACTGGAACTCTGTGGTAAATGCGGGTATGGGTGGTAAGTTATTCCAAGACCGATTGACTCAAATGGCTGAGAAGATGGGTCATGCTCGTGATGCTACCAAATCATTCCGTGACTCATTGAAAGATGGTTGGTTGACTTCCGAAGTATTGATTGCTACTTTGAAGGAATTCTCAGTAGACCAATCTATGTTGGAAGCAGCGACACAAATTAAATCGTTCGGTCAATTAGTAGATACCGTACAGGAAGCTATTGGTTCTGGATGGGCCACTTCTTGGGAATACTTATTCGGTGGATACGAAGAAGCGAAAGGACTTTGGACAGAAGTCGGTAAAATCGTCGGTAAATATTTCGATGATGCTCAAGGAACATATCATGACGCAGTTCTCGATATGGATCGTAGTTTAGGTAATTTCCGAAATGCTGTGTTGAAGACATGGAAAGATCTCGGTGGTCAAGCATCATTCTTCAACATAATCAAGAACAGTTTCGAAATTGTCTTTAAAGCATTGACTAAATTCCGAGAAGGTTACCGAAGTGCGTTTGGAGACTTTAAAACCGTTGCTCAAACATTAACCAATGTAACAAAAAGTGTAGAAAGATTTACCCAGAAGTTAGCAAACTCGAGGGTTCTATTTATGCTCTTTAGCAACGCAGGTAGATTGTTTGGTAATACGATTGCATTAGTGACCACTATATTCGGTAAGTTTATTGGTGGCTTCATGAAATTCGGAACCGGTGCCGGACTTTTTATCGCTTCTATAAACTCTGTTGTTACTGTATTGGCGAATTTTATTTCCGCACTTAGATTCAATACGAATTTAATGTCTGGTATACAATCGCTAGGCGCAGCATTCTCGAACGTTTTCAAAATTATTGGCTCTGTTGTGAACATTGCAGCTAATATATTCCTTAAATTCTTTGGTACTTTCGCTAAATTTGACGGAGTTGCACATAGCTTAGGATGGTTTAAAACATTAGCTGGATGGATTGAAAGTGCTACTGGAGCCATTCTTAGATTTGTATCTGCGATATCGATGTCGGTTATTACCGGTAAATCGCTCGAAAGTCAAGGTATTAAATTACCAGGAATCTTCAAATCGATCGGTGCTGCAGTCACATTTGTGGCTGGCATATTGCAAGGTTTTGTCGGCATAATTTCCAAAGTATTTGGATCTCTAAAAGGATTCAAATTCGAAAATCCTTTCAAGAATTTATTTGGTGATAAAAACTCAGTAGATTCTGGTTGGGGAGATAAGATATCTGCTTCTATTAAAAAGGGATTTGATAAAATTAAATCCACATTCACATCTGCAGCAAAATCTCTAGGTGAGACTATAAGAAAAATGTCCTTTACAGACATGCTCAAAGCTGCATTTGCAGGATGGGCCGGACTTAAGATATTCAAATCGTTTAAGAACAAGAAAAAGGGTGGATTCTTTAGTGAGTTTACTGAAATGTTCGACGACTTTATCAGTAATGGTAAAGAAATGGTGTCGAAAGTTACCGAAGTTCTAGACGGTGTCAAGGAATCTCTCAAATCGTTTACTGGAGCTGTTAAAGCAGGATCTTTATTGATGATCGCAGCAGCATTGATGTTATTAGCTATTTCGCTTAAAATGCTTGCTGGAATGTCCACAGAAGATCTTGTTAGATCTAGTGCGGCTATTGCCACTATGAGTTATATTCTCACGGCCGCGATGAAGCGTTTATCCAAGATGGACAAGATACCTAAAGGTACTGCTGTTAGCATGATCGGTTTCGCTATAGCTATACGCATTTTGGCAGGAGCTATGAAGAAACTAGCAGATCTAGATACTAATCAATTAGATACAGCGGTTAAAGGAATTGCATCAGCAACTATAATTCTAGTCGCCGCTATGAAACTACTTGGTGGCGGTAAAAAGGTAAACACCGGCGTCATGTCTATGATCGGATTTGTTATAGCAATTCGACTATTAGTTGGGGCTATGGACAAATTAAAAGATTATAACATGGAGCAGATTAAAACATCTCTAATCGGTGTTGTTAGTCTAATGGGTGCTCTTGCTTTGAGTATGAAAGTGATGAACGGTGTTAAGATCAAAATCAGCAACATGTTCGGAATGATCACTTTCGCAGGAACAGTGTACTTACTGGTTCTGACTCTCGAGAAGTTGACAACGTTAAATCCTAGCAAATCAGCTAGAGCTATGGAGCAGATAACTATTCTAATCTTAGAGTTAGTTACTGCGATGCAATTAATGAGAAGTGTTAAAATAAGACTCACGGCATTAGCAGGTCTAATAACATTCGCCGGAATGGTGTATATTCTTGTTAAAGCCGTAGAAAAATTAGCTAACGTTAAACCCGATCGATTGATACCTGCTGTTGAGTCACTAGCATCTATATTTGGTCTGTTGGTATTATCTATGCACGCTTTGAGAGGAGCTAAAGTAAAACTCTCAGCAATTCTAAGTCTTATTACCTTTACTTTAAGTGTTAAGATCTTGGTTAAAGCATTATCAGAGATAGCGGATATGAACCCTAGTCGACTAGAAGGAGCTCTACAATCATTAGCTTCAGTAATGGCGCTTCTGGTAGTTGCAACTCATTCCCTAAGAGGAGCCAAAGTAAATATTAGCGCATTGTTGACCTTGTTAACTTTTGCTAAGACAACTAAAGATGTTGTTATGGCTCTACAAGAGATCGCTAATATTAATCCACAAAGACTGCCTGATGCTTTAGCAGCATTGACTTTAGTATTTATGGGATTGGCTTCCGTAACTATAGCTCTAACAAATCTATCTGGCCCTGTGTCTAAATCCATAGGCGCATCAATACTATTATTGTCGTTAGTCCCAGTCCTTTCGCAAATAGGTAAGACGTTATTAACATTATCGTTAATTCCTTGGAAAAATCTGACTGTAGCGTTAACGGCGTTAACTGTTACTTTAGGGGCACTGACTATAGTTGCTGGAGTAATGTCCGCACTAGGCGGTAAAGGTATGGTTGGAGCAGGATCTCTATTGATAATGTCAGTAGCTTTGATGGCCCTAGTGGTACCTTTAGCAGCACTAAGTGCTATCCCTATGAGTAAAATAGCTACTGCTTTAATTGCTCTCGGTGTATCTTTAGGTATATTGTTAGCGGCCGCAGCTATTGCTCAATTCGTAGGGACAGGATTATTAACCCTTTCTGCATCTTTAGTAGCACTCGGTATTGCCGCGATTGGTATCGGTGCCGGTTTGGCCTTGGCCGGAGTTGGTATCGGGTTAATCATAACTGCATTGAAAGAACTAGCCGCAACTGGTCCTGGTATTCTTAAAGGACTTGTCGAAGCATTCGATGTTTTATTGAAGACTTTGGCAGAACGTGGTCCATCGATGTTAACATCATTGATTAAGATAATCAGAACAGCATTGAAAGGTCTTATTGTATTAATACCAGATATGGTTCAGTTTGGTATTAAATTAGTAATAGGATTATTGCAAGGATTCACAGAATCCGTACCACAATTGGTTACTTCGGCAGTTAAACTTATTGTCGAAATTGGTAAAGCACTTATCGACAATATTGGAACATTAGTTGACGTCGGTCTTCAAATTGCTGTCAAATTTGTTCAATCGTTTGCTGATGGTTTACTGAAGTATAAAGATCAAATTGTCAAAGCCTTTACTGACTTATTTATGGTTCTAAAAGATATCATCTTTGAACTATTAAGTAATTTGGTAGGTCCAATCCTAGAAAAGCTCGTCGAGATATTGACCCCTGTTAAGGACTTTATTTTAGGAGCATTGTCGGAATTAGCAACAGCTATCGAACCTATATTTACGCCATTGATGGATGCTTTAAAAGTGTTGTTTGAATCATTGGCTGTAATCATACGTGCAGTAGCAGACGCTATTATTGCAATTGTACAATCCATCGCACAAGCAATAGAGGCTCTTGCTCCAGTATTCCAATCATTCTTTGAAACAATACAAGTTATTGCCAATAACATCACAACAATAATCCAAGTGTTAGGACAAACGATTCAAGTCATATTTATGAGTATTGCATCGATTGTAAATTCCGTAATGCAAGGAATTGTTGGTGCTATTAATGCTTTTGCAAATGTTATCCAAGCGGTTGGACAATCTTTGGCTATGATATTTATGGGTATCGGTCAAGGTATCCAGTCAGCACTTCAAGGTGTAGCTTCAGTAGTAGAGTCTATTGGTGGGGCAATCAAATCCGCGTTTGAAGGTATCGGTACTGCAGCACAAGGATTAGGTCAAGGTATTCAATCTGCACTTCAAGGAGTAGCATCTATTGTTGAGTCTATCGGTACATCTATAAAATCAGTTCTAGAAGGAATTGGTAAAGCATTTGAAGGCGCTGGTAAATTTGCCGAAGGATTCGGTAAAGGTATCGAGCATGTAATGAACGGTATTTCAAGTATCGTAGATTCTGTTGGTAATGCTATTAAAGGTATTATCGAGGCTATCGGTAAGGCATTTAAAGACGTTGGTACAGGACTTGAGCGTATGGGTAAAGGTATGAAACCTATTGCCGATCATGGACTTAAAGCCGCAGCTGGTATTACTGCAGTATCCGGGGCTGTTGCACTCTTAGGAGGAGCATCGTATACAGGTAACTTAAATGGATTCCGTGAGGATTTGGATAAGTTAGATACTGTTATGTATAAACTCGGCACTCGTACTAAGTCATTCACTGGATTTTCTACTTTACAGACTTCATTATCTTCATTATCTTCAACTGCTCCTACTGCAGCGACTGCTATGGAGAAATTCGCTACATCATGCGAAAGTCTTTCTAGAGTGGGCGGCACCATTACCGGAGCTATGAGCACTATCGGATCAGCATTCGCAAGAATTGGTCAAGCTATAGCTAGCTCAACTGCTCCTATGGCTGCATTTGCTTCAGCAATGTCTAACATTGGTAACTCAATGCAAAGATTCGCTGGTCTATCTGGAGCTATGGTCGCTGGATTAACTGCTGTCGGTTCGACATTCACAAGCATTCAAAATGCGATCACAAATCTGGGAAATTCACTTACCACTGTATCAACAAGATTCTCACAAATGGGATCTTCTGTACAGCAAGGTATGTCTGCTATGGTCTCTGCTGTAAATAATGGTATGGCACAAGTACGTGCTGCTATGACTAACGGTATTGCTCAATTAGCCGCTACCACAATGACTGCATTTTCTAGAGTAGGACAAGCTGCAACTGTAGGTATGAATGGTGTTGTTACGGCCGTGACTTCATCTATGTCTAGAGTTAACGCCGCTGTCAACATGGGAATGTCCCAACTAGCAACCACAATCCAAGGTGCTATGAGTCGAGTAAATGCTAACATTTCTTCGGCTATGACCAGTCTAGGAAGCACTATGAGTGCGGCAATGAGTCGTGTAAACGCCTCTATGTCAGCATCTATGAATGCTATGGCTGCCGGTATCATGGGATCTATGTCTCGTGTTACAATGATCGTAAGTTCATCAATGTCTCATATGGTGTCTGTATTTATGATGTCAGCATCTCGTATGAATGCTGCAGCAATATCTATGGGTCATCAAATTTCTAGTGCGTTGGCTTCTGGAATGGCACAAGCTGCTGCTCGGGTTTCTCATGGTATGAGTCATGTTGTGAATCTTGTTAGATCTGCTGGTGGAAGTGGTCATGCTGCTGGTTACTATACCGGTTCACAAATCTCTGCTGGGGTTGCCGCAGGTATGTGGGCTCACGTAGGATCTATCGAACAAGCTGCTGCTAGAATTATTGTAGCTGCTCAGAAAGCTGCCAACGCCAAAGCGATTATCAAATCACCATCACGGTTATTTGCTAACAAGACTGGTAAATTCATTCCACAAGGTATTGCTATGGGTATCGCCAAAGAAATGCCTCGTAGTGTTAAGCAGATGGGCAAAACATTTGCTAATGGATTTGCCGATGCAACTACTCTAGCGGTAGATAGTGGTAATGGTATGGCTTCTGCTGTCGCAGATGCTGTTAACAGTGTAAGTAGTCTATTAGACGACTCCTTGGCTGATATGGATTACCGTCCAACGATCACTCCTGTTGTGGATACTTCTAATCTAGATCGTATCGATACTGGAAATCTATTTGCTAAGTTGGGTGTTGATCCAACACGTGTTCCTCGTCCAGCATATACTGGATCTTATGGTTCAAGTAGCTCAACAACCACTGTTAACAATGACAACTCTAACAAAGAGTACAATATTAGTATTGATGTTGATACTAACGGAGCACCAGTTGATAGCAAACAACTTGCTCGCGAAATCCAACAACATATTAAAGACTTTGACGACCAAGCTCGTCGAGGAAAAGGTGAGGAAGTATTATGGTAGAATCTTTAAAGCCCGGACATTTTATTATCAATGGATTGAAGTCCAAAGATTATAATGTGTTCATTCAAGATCGCCCAGATATAGAAACACCTAAAAGACGAGTGACTTTCGAGTCACCAAATGGCTACGAAGGAGAGTTGGCTTTTGACGATGAAGGTTATGAGCCAACCGAATTCGAGCTACACTGTTTCTATGACGGACGAAGTCATGATGACTCAGATCGAGATATTTCACTAGCCCGTAATAGGATCAATTTCTTATTTAATCACGGGATTGGTAATTGGATTAACTTCATTCCGTATTTCGATCAAGGTCATATTTACAAAGTTATCATGACGGATTTGACATACGAGAACAAATACTTCTATCAAGGATGTATTTCCTTTAAAGTAAAACTCAAATGTCAACCATTCAAGTACAACATTGAGAATAATCCATTTACTGTTCGATCAGGAGATGTGGTTACTAACCCTAATCTATATTTCTCTCGTCCTACAGTACAAATCTCAGGTTTTACAGGTAACTTAAAAGTAACGGTAGGTTCGACGTCAATGACAATTAAAGATATCGCTAATGAGAATACTTTTATTGACAGCACACGATACATTACGTATTCGAAAGTCGGATCCACGATTACTAACAAAAACAATAATACTGTAGGGAAAGAGTTTTTCAAGTTGGAGCCTGGGAATGATCTTAGGACTAACCGAGTGACTTTCGCAGCCACTAAGGGTTCAACACCAACTAGTTTGACAATTATCCCTAATTGGAGGGTATTAGTTTGAGACCAATTTTATATGAACAGAACGAACGGGTCTTCGATACTAATGGTATGGGTGTCTTGCACGATGCTATATCTGCAGAAGTAACTGAAGTTCGTAATGAAGAATTTGAGCTTGAACTAAAATATCCTGTCGGTGGAGAGTGGGCCAGCGCGCTCACTCAAAACCGTTATATTTTGGTTAAGCCAAACGACTATGATGAACCTCACGCATTTCGTATTTACGAAGTTGAGAAAGAGGTCGATTCAAATCAAATCACTGTAAAGGCAGTTACCAAGACTGATGAATTGTCTGGTAATATTATCAAACCTTTATCTATTAAATCGGCTACACCGTCTGGTGCTTGGGAACAACTCAAACGTGTTGCAGTCGATCCTATTGAATACAATTTCATCTCTGATATTCAAACAGCAAAAGATACAAAAATGGATATCCGTAATGTGTTGAATGCTATTGCCGGAGAAGAAGGATCGTTTATTGACACTTGGGGAGGAGAAATTAAACGTACTAACAATACGATTTACTTATATTCCAAACGTGGGAAAGATCATGTTACGACAATCCGACCTCGTAAGAACCTCAAGAATGTAAAAGTCAAATCATCTATGGCTGGTAAATTCACTCGTATTTTACCTTATGTGACATTCACGCCTGAAGGTGAGGGTGAACCAGAACAAGTAATTTACGGGGATATTATCAAGTCCCCACACTACGACGATTATTTCGTCAAACGTATTGTGCCTCTTGATTTGAGCTCGGAGTTCAATGACTCTGGTACTCCTGCTAAGGAAGGTGAGAAGAAGAAAGCTCCTACACCAGCTCAAGTTACAGCTAAAGCACAATCGTATTTCACATCTAAGAACAAAGATGCTGACAAACCAGACTTGAGTGTTGAAGTTGAGATGATTCCGCTACAAGACTCTACTGAATGGGATCGTCGAATCATTCAAGCTTTGGAGAAGATCCAACTTTGTGATACTGTTGATGTCTATGTGCCTAAGATTGACTGCGATGTTACTGTCAAAGTCCGTAAGATTGTGTATGACGCTCTCCGTGAGCGAATCATCAAAATCGAGGCAAGTTCCAGTGGGTCTGGTCGAGCTAGCTTGGCTGATCAACAGAAAGCCCAATGGCAAGACTTGACAAACAAGGTCATCAACAATGCTCTCTACGGAGAGAAGGATGGATTAATCCATACAATCCTAACCAGTGCCAACAACAAGAACAAAAACTTCTATGGTCCTGAGGAACCTCCTCGTGAGAAGGTATCCAAAGATGACTTATGGTTTAAACCTGTTGGTGGGGAGGGTGAAGTTGAGATGTGGCGTTTCGACGGAGAACAATGGGTTCTTGTCATTGACGCTAATTTCGGACAGAAGGTGTCTGATAAAGTAAATGATGCTGTAGCCGAGGCAATGAAAGGCGTTACTACCTATATCGGAACTTATGTTGAGACTGCTATTGCCGATGCTGAGCAGCGTTGGAAACCAGACTTCACACCAATGCAGAATGAGCTTGATGAGAAGCTCAAGAAACTCGATGGCGATATTAATGTTAAAGTTAGCGATATCAAAGACCAACTAGCCTCCGAACTAGAGCGAATTAAACCGGGAAATCCAAACTTACTTGATGGTACTTTGGAGATGAATGGCGGTAATGAAATTGATTGGAATGTCGTTCAAGGCGGAGGTGGTATCCAAAATGGCCAAATCCTCGGTGCTCGGAATTTATTGATTGATGAAATATCAGGAAATCCTAATGGTAACCATTTCGATATGTCGTTTGAAGCCAAAAACGTATATATACCATATACTTGGTCATTCTTTGTTAAAAACACAAGCGTTAATAAAGGTAAGATCGAGTTAACCCCATATAACTCAGATACTAAAGTTACTGTCGATGGGGTTGATTTAGTACCAACCAATGGTAAAGCTATATTTGAAGTTCCTCCAGGGACTGAGAAATATGTTACCGTGACATATCCTAGTCTTTATAATAGTAGAATTGTATTAAGTATTAAAGAGACTGGTCTGATTGATGGAACGAATCTTTACACATACAAGTGGAAACTTGAAGAAGGTACTAAAGCTACTGGCTGGGTACCTAGTGCTGCAGATGGTGAGCAGAAGTGGAAGAACTACAAATCCACTGTTGATGGTGATTTGGCGTCTATGAAGAGACGGATTACTGACACTGAGGGTCGAGTTACCACAAACGCAACCGAGATCCAACATCTCAACACTGGATTAGCCGCTAAAGCTAATCAAGAGACTGTAAATCATCTTAATGGAACGATAGAAGAAGCTAAAGCAGAACTTAATCTAGTTCCGAACAAGATTTCCACTGCTATAAGCCAATACAAGTCTACTGTTGATGGACAGATCTCGAAGGTGTCAACTTCTATTGACCAGAAGGCTAACGAGATCAAAATCGCTGCACAAAACCTGGAGAAGAAGGTTGATGGGAATGCGACGAGTACCGCTGCTGAACTAAGGGTTATCAAAGACTCGATTTCTGCTAAGGTATCTCGTACTGATTTGGATGTTGTGAGTGGTAAGGTTACTGCGGTTGAGACAAATCTAACCACGAGGATCGATGGAATTCAAACATCTGTCGATAAGGTTACTCGAGATGTTGATGGTAAGATCACATCTGCTGTATCGTCGGCGATAACCCAATCCGAGAAAGAATTGGGCCTTCGTATAACTGCTACAGAGGCTAAAATCCTCTTAGAGGAGATTCCTGAACTAGATAAATCTGTTCGAGCATATACGGATACCAAATTCAATCTAGTTGACGGTAAAATCCAAAGCCAAATTACAAGTCGATTGAACGAGTATGCTAGAACTTCGGATGTAGCCACTCGGGTTACTCAAGAGGCTGGTAAGATTAGGACTGAGTTGTCGTCGTTAGTTGATGATAATTTTAATCGGAATGAGAAATTCCAGGAAGTCTTACGTACGGTTGATATCTATAAGAGTACTTTAGGTACTACTCGAAATGGTATTACCACGTCTATTTCCCAGTTGATCCAATCAAGTGATGAGATTAAGAGTGTTATTACCAATGCTGCTGAATCCAACACAAACCTTATCATGGATACTGATAGTTTTGCTTCTGCGAAATTTGATGGATTTAGTAATGGGGTTGATGGGTATACGGCGTCTGCTGTCCCTGGTGCTTATGGAAGTAATGAATTATTCTATCTATCCAAATACAAGATAGGAAACGCATCGAATAATCAAGCCTTTGTATCGTTACCACTAGCAATCGATAAGATGTCTAATGGTGACTACTATACAATTTCTTGTCGATACAAACTCGACTCATCAAACGCATTCCGTAGTGACAAACCTCTGAATGCAGAGTTACAAATTTTGGATAAAGCTGGATCTCCGGTTTATCAGAAGATATTTACTCTTAGTCCGGGTATGGTTCAGGAAGCTAATTTAACTAAAACATTCCAATTGGATCGTGATCGATATTTTGACAACGTCAATGGATTTAACAATCAATTCGCATTTCGTATCAAGCTGATCGGTGAAGGTCGTATTGGTGTGAAAGAGTTGATGCTTGTTAAAGGTAAAACTGTAGGCTCTTATAAACCAGCAGGAGGTGTATCCTCAACTGTCGTAACCCAAAGAGCTAACGCTTGGGCACTCAATCTAACAGGTCCTAAAGATGTAATCACGGCTATCAATGCAGATACGTCTGGTGTACGCCTTAAAGGTAAGAACATTGTCTTAGATGGTGATGTTATTGCTAATGGTCGAGCTTTCATTAAAGAGAGCTGGATCGAGGATTTGAATGCGTCTAAAATTACTGCTGGGGAAATCAATGGTGCGAAGGTTAAAGTAATAAATCTGGATGCTAACAATATCGTTACGGGTAAAGTAAGCGCTGCTCGGATTAGGGGTGGTATATTGACTTCTTTCGACGATATGATCCAATTTAACTTAGATCAAGGTAAATTGAACTTCTACAAAGAAGGAGAATTATATTTCGATAAAGGAACAAATATCTTATATCGACAAAGACAACACCCAACCGAAAAACATAACACTATTGGATATTTGATGTTTAAAGATAGTATTCACGGTGGTGTAGCTACATTATTAGGTTCTGTTAGTCACCGTACTGTTGGACAACTCAAACAAGGCGCTGATGATGGAGGGGGTGCTGGTAACTTTGCCGGTATTCGTATTTATCGTGACAAGGCCGACGGTCACTATGACCGTGTCGAATTGGTAGCTGACCGTATTCAATTCCGACATAGTGTAAGAAATGGTGGGGGTCTTCAGGTATTTCCTGTAGGTTTCACCGTTCCGTCACATAATGAACCTCATTATGGCGCTTGGAATCTAGGAATTCTACTCGAACATTTTAGACAAAACTTCGAGAAAATTAGGCTTAAAAATCCATCATGGGGAATACATACCTATGGTTTCCCAATATATAATCTAGGGGATATTGGTCCACAAGGACTACATAATATACCATTTAATCATTATGTATAGAGGTGAAAAATGAATATTGATAAAGAAGAATTGTTTAACCGAGCTTTAGACCATGCTGCTCAACGAGTAGGGGAAATGGAACAAAGTCGTTGGTTAATCGAAGCTCAAGCAAATTATTATCTTGAGAAATATAACGAATTGCTTGAAGAACATAAGCAACTATTTGATGAGCATGAACAACTCAAAAAAGAGTACAATGCTTTAAATGATAAAAATTACGAACTTACAGAAGATCTGCGTAAACTAGAAGGTGAACCAGATCCACACACTACGGAGGAAAATAAATAATGGGTATTTATGGTGAATACAAAGTAACAAACGTATATCCTCGCTATGGTTCTGATGGTACTGTTGTCGGAACTGTGGTATCTATCAAACAGGAAAGTCCATATTTCGCTGTGATGGATTATGTTCTTAATGATGACCAAACATCTAAAGAACACAATGATCTGTTGCGTCAAATCAAACGACAAGAATTCTACACGAATTTTTCAGAGTTTGCGCAACAAGAAATTGTTAAGGAGATTGATAATGCGAATACGAAATCCGACAGTAACGCAGAAGCTATCGCAAAAATCAACAAGCTAACTCATACTGTTGTTCTCAACACAGTAATGAGCGAGGGTGTCAAATACGGTGTTGTCTACAAACAATTTGCCGAACAGATTCCTCTAGCTGAAGAAGGTAAAACTATCAAAGCTGGGGATATCTTCGCAATCAAAGATCCTAACCACACAGAAGTTGATGGTGAAGGTAAACTTGTCATTGCTCAAGCAAATCGTGACTTCACATATTCTGGACAACCAGCTTCAGAATTCACTGAAACAGGATATTTCGGTCAAAATGGTATCGCTGTTTCATACCCATTCGCTAAGGAGAACACTCCTACTCAATAAACCAAGGAGGATTTAAATGCGGTACTTAGACACGCCGGTCACTATCGTTGATGATGGTAGTGATCGTAGCTTAAGTATCAAATTTGCCGAACCAAGTGCCGGGGATACAGAGGTTATCTCCGGTGTTTTGTTCCGGACATCTCATGATACATCAACGGAATTGCAAGCTAAATGGGAACCTACTACTGGATGCCTAAATTTGGATATTCCTAACGACCTAATTGGTTATTCTGGATATGCCAAGATTGTTATTCCAAAATCATCATTTTTATCAGACTCAATTACTATGAAGTTTGACGTATTTTCACCAAAAGATGAAGATGGGGCAGACCGTGGTTATACTGGGGCTGATAAATACTTATTTGTCCGTGAGTTCAACACAAACGAATCACCGATCTATGTCGAGGTGGGATCCGACGTAGTGAATACTGATTTCTTGCGTAGTGTCATTGACAAAGTTATTGCTAAATCTGGACTATCGGACAAAGATGGAGTTGAAATTGATACTGTCGCTCTTAAGAATGACATTTTCAATCGTGTGATCAAGTCTATCGACACCGCTAAGATCCAATCTGATGTTCTTACGGCTGTAACAGCTAAGATCGATAAGATCCAAGAAGAACAATCAAAATCCATGCAAAATCAGGACAGTAAGATTCAAGCCGTCGAATCTAAAGTTGCTGGTATTGACGTGGATACAATTAAGACAAATATCCTGAGTGAGTTCAACACCAAAACAGAGCAAATTAAAGCAGAGATTGTTAACGCCGTCGACATTCCTCAGCTTAAATTAGATTTGACAGCTTTGGTTAACTCTAAATTCACAGAGGAGAAACAAGCTATTGTGGATAGTGTGACCGCCACAATTAACGAGAAACTCCAATCTAATGAATTTATCGATCCGATTGTCCAACGGGCAATTGCTGGGGTGGATACACATGGATATGCTGACACGGTTAAGTCCGAACTTACTACCAAGATCGAGACTAACGAATCAAACATCGCCGGAATCAACACCAAACTAGAAGGTATTGAGCAGAAGTTATCTGCAAGTATTTCTGAGGCGATCTTGAAGACACTGAAGGATCAACTTACTTCTCAAGATATTACAACAATTCTTAAGAAGGACGATTCTTATGTTACCACTATCTGGGAGGATATCAAGACTGCTGGTAAGCTTGATGAATTTGTTAAGGATACAGATCTTCATATCGTCGAGGATATTGATGGTGGTGGAAGTTTATATAATGGGCCTAATGTTCTATTTAAGATACCTAAAGAAGGCCCTAGTATTTCTGAGGTTAATCAACTCCGAACTAGCATTTTAGGTTTAGCTAGTCGAACTGGTAAAGTTGAGATTGATATCCATGAGCTAAAACAACAAGGAGTTGGTGGCTCAGGTACTCCTGGCCCGCAAGGTGAACAAGGTATCCAAGGCCCTCCTGGCCCTCCCGGCCCTAAGGGGGATAAAGGTGAACCTGGCGAACGCGGCCCTAAAGGTGAAGATGGACAACCAGGCCCAGTTGGACCACAAGGTCCTGCCGGCCCTCCCGCCACAATCCCAGAAGAGTATAAAAAGATCAATGACTTGTATGCTATTTTCCCAACATACGAAAATCTTCTAACCCAAATGACAACCAATATCAAGAACCAACACTTAGCTCTTGGTATTGATGCTGTGGTTGATGAGAAACTTCGTAATGGTGGAGATCCATTTATTACTAAGTCTTTGATGACAGAAGCTATCAAAGCTGTAAACGGTGGTTCTGGAGGCGGTACTACAATTGTTGCAGGTAACGATGTGGATACAGTCTTTGGTAATGACTACCCATATGATGGCGATAACATAGAAACTCTTAGGAATATCCCAATCGGATCTGTGTATGTCGACCGACTTCGTAAGAACGGCGCATTGAAATGGATCAAGACCCAGATGTATGCCGAGAACGCTACTCGTGATCAAGCACAAAGATGTTGGAAGGTACTGTTTGGCGATACTGGGGATGTTAAAATGCGTATGACAGGTTCTCTTCTAAACACTTCAATACTTACATTCCGTCGAATTAACAATATTGTTGAGTTGACTTTTGGCGGATTATCATGGGGTTGGTTTGGTATCAAACGAAGAGGATCTGCGGGATATGAGGCTCATCCGTCAAACAAAGAAAAGTTCGTAACAATCGTTCGAACAGGAGATATCAAATCAGGTTTCATTCCTAATGGATCAAAACTCGGATATATCATGAACGACACGGGTATCACTCAAGGAACGTTTTACGTTTCTGGTCGTACGGATGGTAGTCATGTTCGCTTACAATTCCTGAACGATGTGCCAACAGATCGCGATATTGGAGATCTACGATTCACAAATATGACTTATACCACGGACGATCCGTGGCCAGACCAAATTACTAGATAACGAGGTTAATTTATGTTTAAACTAGAACGCTTCGAAGATGAAGAAGGGACTAAAGTAGCGGTTGTGGACAACAATCCATATTTCCGCTACGAATATCCTTATGTCTTAACAGAAGATATGAAGCAACAAACTGACGAAGAGATTGGTAAGTATCTTATTCAAGATCTTCAATATCGTAATGAGCACACTTTGATGTCTACTTTGCTAGACGTTAACTTGCGCTCTCCATTTATTTACGATAACCAATTCGCTACGCTTATCCAATACCTCAAAGAAGGGAATCCTGGTGAATCATATTTCCCAGGATCTCAAATCAAACTTCGTATTCCTGATTACGAAGCTGAGGGTTGGGAAGGTGACTATGCTATGGTTACTATGAATAAGCCACTCACAATCCCTAAAGATACCACCGATATCTACAAACTGTTCTCGGAATACCATAAGAACGGGATTGTAGAAATTTTAAAGTGGCAAGACGTCGTTCACCTCAACCCGAACGACTTTAAAAAAGAAGCTGGAGGAAACTAAATATGACAGTAAATCCCGCACTGATTCTCGCATGGATGATTGCTCGTGAAGGACGGGTGACATATTCCATGGAGCGTCGTACAGGCCCAGACTCATTTGACTGTTCATCAGCAATGTATTACGCTGGTGTAGCTGGTGGCATGAGCACTCTACCTTGGCCTTGCTCGACTGAGACAATGCACGACTGGTTGTTGAAAAATGGCTGGGTACTGTTGGCAGAAAACGAAGAAGCTGATGTACGTGCTGGTGATATTTTCATCTGGGGACAAAAAGGATATTCTGCTGGGGCATTCGGCCACACAGGTATTTTCCTAGACTCAGAAGGAACTATGATCCACTGTAACTATGGATATAATGGAATTACCCGTAACTCACACGATGAGATCTGGGAGTATAACGGACGTCCATATTTCTACTTCTATCGTTACAACGGTGCTGCAACAGTCCCTAACCCTCCTCAACTTGAGATCGCTGAGAATAGCTTCGAGCATGAGTTGAATGTTGGTACACATCTACCATCAAGTGAACAACCATATTATGAAGCGACTATCACAGAGGACTATTGGGTTGAAGCACAACCATTCGCTGGTGCTGAAGAAAAAGAACTATTCAAGAAAGGTTCTCGTGTCCGTGTGTATGAGAAGGTTGACGGATATTCTCGTATCGGTTCACCTCAATCTGCACAATGGATTGACGACAACTATCTTGATGATGCTGAAGATATGGAAGGTAAACTATGATCATAATCAAGGATGACGTCCTTGTTCATACTGACAACGCCGGAGATGTTATTGAGCACTTCGGTGTAAAGGGTATGAAGTGGGGACAACGAAGAGTAGTTTCGAATGCTGGTGCCCTACGAGCACAGAAGAAAGTTAATAAACTTAAGAAACGTGTTCGAGATGGATTCGGTAATGAGATGAAAGACGAACTGGGTAGTGCTTTAAGACTGGGGTTAGTGGATGCTCAGGGCGTTCGCATTATTAATAACACTAAGCTCGAAAGACAACAAGCTAAAATCTTGTCTAATAAGAAAGGTATTTCTTTGAAAGAGGCCCGTCGTCAATTGTCCGATAAAGACTATAAAGACACTAGGGAAACTCGTAAGAAATACGATGAAGCAAAATCCAAATACGGTAAAGACGACATCCGAACCAAACGAGCTAAAATGAAATATAAAGCAACAATGCATAGAGATACTGCCAATGCTCTGATTCGTAAATCAGGTTCCTATATTTTCGATCCAACGGCGACAAACGTAACGATCAATCAACATAGGAAATCGGCAATGACCTATGCTGGACGATATAGAGGTATGGGAGGAAAAGGTTAATGCTACTAATTGAAGAAGACCGATTAATTCATACAGATTCTTTGGATGACGTATTGCTTCATTTTGGTACTAAGGGAATGAAGTGGGGTGTTCGTAAGAACTCAAATCCTAAAGTTGGACAATTCTCTGGACGAATTAAAAAGAATCTTGCTGCTCGTAATCGCATGAAGCGTGCTAATGAAAAGAAAATCGCGGATATGAAACGGAGCGATCCTAAGCGTCGAGAACTTATTAATAAGAATAAGGACTTGACTGACATGAACCAAAAAGCATTGCTTCGACTTGATAGAAACAAAACTATCAAGAAAGGTGTAGGGAAAGCCGCCGCTCTTGGCGCCGGTGTCGCTGCACAATATCAAATCATGAAAACAACAAACCCAGAACAAGCTGCAGCCCTCAAGAACTTTGTTAAAAAGAGCGCTAAGTCTACCGCTAGATTCGCCAAGAAGAATTATCACAAGGTTAAATATGCTGCTGGATATGCTGCTAAACGTTCATATCTATAGAAAGGTGAACTAATGATTTTAATTGAAGAAAATGAATTGATCCATGTGGATTCTTGCGACGATGTCTTAGAGCACTTCGGCGTAAAAGGTATGAAGTGGGGGTCTCGTAAAGCCGGTGCCTATGCCAAGTCATATGGTAAATATATTGCTAATTCTTGGCGACACCCTAACTATACGAGAAAAGCAGATTGGAAAACTATTCGAAAAGGTAAATTACTCAATACCCATCGCCGTCTAGATTATGTCAACAAATATGTTGATGACCGCGTGGCTGCTAAGAAGCAATTTAAAGCCGATCGTAAACACTTTAAGATGGACAAGAAAGCTTTAGATAATAAATATTCTAAAGAAGCTCGTAATTCCGACAAATACTTAAATGCTCGTAATAAACTCAAAGATTCTTATAAGAAATCTAAGAGCACATACAAACAAGCTAAGAAAACTGCTGGTGGTAACTATAAAGATGCCGGACGGGTAATCTAACATGGTATATTATGACTAACGGTACTGGTGGTCGTATTTAAAGAGGTGGAGTCTACATGGCTCCCTTCTTTTTTTCGCAGAAATTACAGGGGTGATAATGAAAAGATATTTTAAAAGGAGGTCATTATCATGACTAAGAAACCATTTTATATGATTATGGGATTTAACACATTATTAGATTGGTGCTATATTATGGCCGATATGACTTATGAAGAAGTTCTAGAGATGTATGCAAAATCATTAGGATATAGAAGATACAATCTCCCTTGGAGTTTCTACAACTCATTATCGGATCTATACAACGCAGCAGTTAAATATGCGTGGAAGAATAATCGAAATGAGGATTTATTAGTTACTATAATGAGAAACGTATATTTCTTAGAGAAGAGTGTTGCTCCGTTCTTTACAGGAAAGAATTATGAATTTATTAGAGAACAAATAGACGAGCACTATGAGGAGATGGATAAAAAATTTGGACTATCCATTGAAAAAGTGCTTGAGATGTGGCGATCTGATGAGTAATAAATCATTCTGTAAGACGGACACACCGTCTTCTTTTTTTCGCAGAAATTACAGGGGTGATAATG